TTCGGCGCTGCCGTGATGCTGGACACTAACGGCACGGTGATCGAAGCCACCAACGGGAACGTCATCGGTTTTGCCATTGCTTCGCACGTTTGCGTCGGCGATGGCAAGTACCTGAGAGGCCAGCCTGTCGGTGTGCTGACGAAAGGCGTCATCTCGGTGCGCGCATCGGGCAAGGTCGATGCAAACACTCGCCTGAACTACCACGGCAATCAGAAAGCCGTGATGGCAAAGGCTACCGGCGGAAGCGAGCCTGCTTTCCTGCTGCTGGTCGCCAAGACCGCGGTCGCTGCAGGCGGCGTGGTTGACGTTCAGGTCGCCACGGTCAAGTAATCTTCGTGGGGCGCTATAATGCGCCCCATACCCAACTTCTTGCGAGAACGCAAAATGTCTGAAATCGTGAAGTCGCTGCTCAATCTGGATGACGCCGGTAGCGCTCTGGTGTCTAGCAAGCTGCAAGCCGTCTACAGTGGTCTGCTGCAGCAGCTGGCCGTCCAGCCTGAAGCCGTTCGCCTGTTCCCTGTGCTGGGTCAAGGCATGGGCGCCCACACGTCGGTCGAATCGTCGGAGTACGAATCCTACGGCCGTGCACAGATCGTGCACAACAAGGCTACGGACATCCCGGCCGCCGACATCGGCAAAATCAACCGCAACGCCAACCTGTTCCAGGTCGCCAACTACATCTGCTTTTCGACGATGGAGTTGGAAGTCGCGGCCCGCACCGGCTCGCCGCTGGATCAGGGCAAGCATCAGGCCGCGATGATCGCGCAGGCCGCCGAGATCGACCGGATCTTCTGGCAGGGCGATGCTTCGCACGGCATCACTGGCTTCCGTGAATTTGCCTTCGCTCAGACCGACCTGAAGTCGGATGGCACCGGCAACAGCAAACTGTGGGAGGCAAAAGGCGCCGCCGAAATCGCCCGCGACATGCGTGCACTGGTTCGCTCGGTTGCCGTGCAGACCAACGGTCTGGTTCGTGCCGACAACGTGTATCTGTCGCCCGAAGCGCTGGAGATTGCGGCCACCAAGCACGTCAACGGCAAGACCGCTCTGCAACTGTTTGCCGAGACCATGCCGGGCGTCACCGTGACCGAATCCGTCGCCATGAAGGCGCTGGGCGGTCGTGACATTCTGGCCCTGAGCAAGAGCTCTGCTGTCGGCGGCATCTGGCTGCCGATGTTCGGCCATCGTCACCCCGAGCAGCAGTATGGGCTCGGCGTCAAGGTGATCTTCGAAAGCCGCACTGCTGGTCTGGTCGTCGGCAACAGCAAGGCGATCGTGACCGCCACCGGCATCGTGTAAACTACACGAAAGCCGACGAACCCCGCTTCGGCGGGGTTTCCTTTTTGGAGAAAGCAATGACCAAGACCTACCGCAACACCAACAACTTCTCGATCATCATCGGATCCTTCACCGTACTTCCCGGGGAAACGATCGGTCTGGTTGGCTACAACGGATCTATGCTTGTGCCCGTTGCTGATGAGCGGCCGACCGAAGACCCCATCGGCGACGAGAAGCCCAAGCGTGCCCGCAAGGCCGCTGCCGAGCCTGCCTCTGAACCCGCTACCGAACCCGAGGCAGAGTAATGAACGAGCAGGACGTGATCGACCAGATCAACGCCCTCGGGGAACCGACGGACGGCATGACGCTGTTCGTCCGTATGGCGATGATGTGGGGCAGGCTGGCGAACCTGCCGGCTGAACGTGTGGCGTTTGCGGCTGCTCTGTACGCGCTGCACCTGAGGGATACGCGCAATCAGTCTGCTCAGGTCCTGACCGAGCGTGAAGGCGATCTGTCCCGCACCTATGCCAACACGAAGGGTTCTGACCCGCTTTCGTGGAGTTTCTGGGGCCGGATGCTGAAGGACATGTTTGAATCTGAGGGGGTGTCCGAAAGCTACCACACACCGGCGTTTCTGGTATCGCCCTACGGCGGAGATGACTGTGGCTGTGGTCGATAACCGGGCGACGTGGGACCGGATCAAGGCAGCCATCCTGCGCATGCCGACCGTCGATGTCGGCGTACTGGATCCCGACGTTGCTGTCTACGCCGCTGTGCACGAATACGGCAGCAGCGACGGCAACACGCCCGCACGGCGCTGGCTGACAAAGGGGATCGAGGATAACGGCATGGCCGTGCAGTCTGCGATGGCGGCCACGGCATCTGCCATCCTCGGCCAGCGCACCAGCAAGGCCAAGGCCGTCGACAATCTCGGGGCCGATGTGGCCGACATCGTGCGGGCACACGTCAACAGCGGGAACTTTCCGCCGGCCCTGAAGACGGAGACTGTCCGGCGCAAGGGGCACGCCAAGCAGATGGTCGACAGCGGCCGGATGATGCAGTCCATTACTCATAGGGTGAACGGCAAATGAGTCAATTCAGGCGAGCAATACCGTTCTGGTGGGAAGATGTCGGAGGTTACGTGAAGGGGCGTTGGCAGGCCGGCAAGCGCGTTGACCGTCAGGTCATGGCGTCCGTTCAGCCGATGTCCTACACGGACGTGCATGACCTTCCAGAAGGCGAGCGCTTCGGCCAGATGGTGAAGGTCTACACGTCCGATGACAGTATCCCTGTGCACGGTCACGACCAGCGCCGGGTGCGGTTCACGTGGCGCGGCAAGCAGTGGATTGTGATTGCCGACGAAGCCCACTTCATGGGCGTGATCGAGCATCGGAAGCTGATTGCCCGTCTTGAGACGGAGGGAGAAGGGAATGACTGAAGGCCAGTTGTATGACCTGCTGATAGCGGCCGGGGCGCCTGAAGTGGTATTCAGCCACCAGAATGCCCCGCGCCCGCGCCCACCCTATGTGCTTGTCGAGGAGACTGGCGCTGCCTTGGTGCGCGAGGAATACTGCAGCGATGACGCTCAGCGCTGGGCAGAGTACGCCGTCCAGTGCCGCATCCAGTATCACGGCCGAGGGGCGCTGCTAGCGCTGTCGACGATCCGATCCAAAGCGCCGCAGATCCGGTGGTCTGGTGACGTGCAGCGCATCCCAACCAGTCTGGAGGATGTTCAATGGGAGGATCGAGCAACGTGCGACGCCGCGTTTCACCTGCTTCAGCCGTTGAATGAGCCGGGCAGCGATGGTATCATTGATCAAGTCTCCACCACGCCAACCATTGACGAGCGTGCGTGGCCCCCATTCCTTACACGGAGGCCGTAATGGCAACCTTGGACGATATTGTCTCGGTGGACATCCACCTGAACACCAGCGGCGTGGGTCGCGCCAATTTTGGCACGATCCTGTTTTTCAGCAATGAGTCTCACGCCGTCCGATCGCGTCAAGCTGCACTGAAGGGCACGGTGCAGACCTACAACCGCCTGTCTGATGTGGCTGGCGACGTTGACGCCAGTTCGACAACCTACGCCGCGCTTGCTGCAGCCTTTGGGCAATCCCCGCGCCCGCGTTCTGTCAAGGTGCTGTTCTCTCCCATTGATGGCCCGTGGGTGAGCGCACCGATTCTCGCTGGCGCGATCCAGAAGGACGCCGGCTGGTATGTCGCCATTGTGCCGACAGCATCCGGCGGCGACATGGCGGCTTTTGCGAAGGCCATTGAGGGCGAGCGCCGTCTGCTCATCGCAGAGTCCGGTCAATACGCAGCCGACGCCGCCAAGACCGCCAACCTGTACCGCACTGCGGTTATTCATGGCGATGGTTCCGGTGCCACGGCTGCTGCTTGGGCTGCAAAATGCCTCGGCTATGCCGCCGGTAGCGAGACATGGGCACTGAAAAAGCTGGCCGGTGTGCCCGCTACCGCACTGCCTGCTTCGGATGAAAACACGCTGCTCAACAACAACGGCTCGATTTACAGCCGCCTGTCGAGTGACGTCAACCTGACTCGCGGCGGCAAAGTAGCTGGCGGCGAGTGGATTGACGTGATCCGCTTCCGCGATTGGCTGCAGGACGTGATGCAAACCAACCTGGTCGCCACGCTGATCAATCGTCCAAAGCTGCCCTACACGGACGAAGGGCTTGCCGTGATCGAATCCTCGATGATCAAATCGCTTGAGGAAGGTGTGCGCGCTGGCGGGGTGGTTGACTGGCGTGACAATGGCGAAGGGCAGCTTGTTCGGGGCTACACTGTGACCGTGCCTCGCGCCGCTGATGTCCCGTTCAACATCAAGGCCAGCCGTGTCGCCCACGTCTCTTTCTCGGCCTACCTGACCGGCGCAATCCACGCGATCGAGGTCACTGGTAGCTTCACCTACGAAGGCGCGCTGTAATATAGAGCGTCAGCCGGGGCCATGCGCCCCGGCCATCTCAAAGGACTATTGCAATGGCAATTACCCAAGCTTTCAACCCGGCCGAGACCGTAGTGACGATCGGCCATGTCACGGTCAGCAATCTGGCAGAAGATGACGCCGTGGTCATCGAGCGCCGGTCGGACGGCATGAGTTTTGCCGTCGGGCTGGATGGCAAGGTCGCGCCAACCCTGTCAGCCGACCAGACCGCGACCATCAAAATCAGCGTGCTGGCCACGTCGGACACGCACAAGGCACTGCAGGCCTTGACAGGCTATGGCACGCCTGCACTGAACACCAGCCCGCTGCCGATCACCGTGGTTGACAAAGGATCTGGCACGCGGCTCGCAGTGGCCCCGGTGTGCTACCTGTCGAAAGGCCCGGGCCTGAACATCGGAAAGGCGCTCGGGTCCCGCACGTGGGAGTTTCTGGCCGAAAGCGTCATCACTGCACTGTGATGTGATGCTATAATCTGCGGCAACACGGCCCGTCTCGCTGGCAACGGCGCTGACGGGTTCTTTTTTGGGGAAAACGAATGCAGATTGAATCCACCATTGGCGGCCGGACCTACCGCTACATGCGCCTGAACGCCTTTGACGCGCACAAGCTGGTGCTGCAGCTGGCGAAAACCCTCGG